GTACCATCTCCAATTGTATTCAATCAAAATAAGAATGTAAATACCACAGGTGGCGAAGTTATAGTCGGACAAACTGCATCAAGCGTTGTGGTAAACGAATCTACACAGATATACCTAGAGGGTACAGTTCGGAGAATAGGCGAGGAGGCTAAAGTAAACGAGGTTTTAAGCTATGATGAAGTAAACGAACATACTGAATGGGTAACACGCACAGAGTTCCCTAGCACAGTTCCAATAAGAGGGCAAAACATAGGAACGATTTACGATACTGAAATGTATCTTACTGCTTCTGACTTTACAAAAACAAATTCGAGTAGTGGTGCAGCAGGTGTAATGGCTGAATTTGGGCAATTTGTCAATTCTCCAAGCTCATCGGTAAATTTAATATCATCGTTCCAATTACCTTTAGGTTATAGAGTAAATTCAGTTGTTGTATATGGGCAAAATACTGCTTCAACTTTCTCAGTTAGAGTTTCAGATGTAGACAATGCTACAAGTACGGAGGTAGGTGCATCAACTGCAATTAACTCAACTGTTTCACTTACAGGACAGAACGCAGCTAAAGGTACTTTTTGGAGTATAATAGTAGTAACAGGCCACACAGGTAGATATATATCAGGTGCAAAATTAATCTTAGAAAGAGTAGCAGGTTCATGATAAACGAAGTTATAAGGTTGGTTACATCTAACCAGATCAAAGAAACGGAAGAAAACAAAGTATTGTTTGGAGCTTACAAATATCCAACATCTATAAAAGAAGCATGGCAACAATTTAAAAAAGAGATATGGCAGAAGAGTACAAACTAAAAATGACTGCCGATACATCTGAGGTGGTTGAGGACATCAAAGACGTAAAGGAAGAAATTAAAGAAGCATCAGAAGAGCAGACTATATTCTCAAAAGCTACTGATAAACTTAAAGATGCGTTTAAGTCTTTAAAGGGTGGAGTAAAGATTGTTATAAACTCTTTTAAAACTTTAAAGGGTGCGATTGCTGCAACAGGGATTGGTTTGCTTGTTATAGCATTGGGTTCTTTAGTTGTATTCTTTACAAAGACACAAAAAGGGGTTGATTTACTTGACCAAGCAATGGCAGGTCTAGGTGCTGCAGTTGATGTTATTATAGATAGGATTTCGAGCTTTGGCGATAGTATTACAAAATTCTTTAGTGGAGATTTTTCAGGTGCAGTTGAGGGAATGACAAAGACGTTTTCTGGCTTAGGAGATGAGATTGTGAGAGAAGCAAAAGCAGCAGCAGGGTTAGAGAAAACTTTGCAGAGCTTGATTGATATGGAACGAGAGTTTTCAGTTCAAAAAGCTAAGAACAATGTTATCATTAGAGAGGCAGAAGCATTAGCAGCAGACCAAAACGCATCTTTAGACTTAAGAGTTACTAAGTTAAAAGAGGCAATGGCTTTGATTGAGCAGCAAGCTCTTGAAGAGGAACGGATTGCAAAATTAAACTTAGATACAATACTTTCAAAGAATGCTCTAGGAGAAAGCACAAGAGAGGACATGCAAAAGGAAGCTGATGCAGAGATTGCTTTAATTAATATTAGAGCAGAGGCAGCAGATAGGAGAAAGGCTTTAATAGGGCAATTACAATCTTTAAATGGGCAGCTACAAATACAGGAACAAGAGCAGGCATTTGCAAAAGTAAAGAATGAGGAGATGACAAATGCAATAATTTTGGAAAACTCTAAAACTTTAAATCAATTAAAAGTAGAAGATGCAGAGCAAACGAACCTTAAGCTGATAGATTCAAGGCAAGAGTTAAACGATGCTTTACTAGATTCTGAAAAGGAATTAAGCAAAGATGAGCAGCTACTAAGAAAGTCAAACACAGAGTCCCAACTACAAGCAGGCGCACAATTAGCAGGTGCATTATCAAGTCTTGCAGGAGATAACAAAGAGCTTGCAGTTGCATCAGCAATCATTGATACTTATGTAGGTGCAAACAAGGCATTTGCTCAAGGTGGTGTTGCAGGTTTTATAACAGGTGCAGCAGTTATTGCAGCAGGTTTAGCAAATGTTAGAAACATAATGCAAACTGAGGTCAAAGGTTCAGGAGGTGGTGCATCAGCATCAATACCAAACGCATCTCCAATAGGCAATACAATAGGTCAAGCAATACCTGTAAATGCTAATCTAAACGATTTGGTAAATCAAGGAAACGATACACCACCTGTGCAAGCCTATGTAATTTCACAAGAGGTAACAGATTCACAAGAAGCAGATTTATACATTAAAACTCAAACTGTACTATAATGAAAAAGAAAGACGAAGAGAAGCGTAAAAAAAAGAAATACGACAAAATGAAATTAGTTGAGTTCGTGCTTAACGAGAATGATGCAGATGTTGGTGTCTTTGCTATTAGCTTAGTTGAAGATCCTGCGATAGAAGAAAACTTTATGTATTTCTCAAGATCTGGAAAGCCTCAAAAGTTTGCAACATTAAGCGATGAGAAACGTATTGTTATGGGTGCAGTTATGATTCCTGACATGCCTATATTAAGAGTTGATGCAGAGGGCGAAAAGTACAACTGCTTCTTTAGTAAGGATACGATACGCAGAGTTGAGGAGCTTTACATGATTAATAGCAAACATCAATCTGCAACTTTAGGTCATGAGAGAGCAGTTAACGGAGTTACTACAATTGAAACTTGGATTGTTGAAGATTCAAAGATTGACAAGTCAGCTTTGCATGGGTTTAATTATCCTGTTGGAACTTGGGTTGCTTGTATGAAGATTGAGAACGAAGATGTTTGGAGCAACTATATAAAAGAGGGCGAGGTTAAAGGTTTCTCTATTGAGGGCTATTTTGACACAAAAGAATCTGAGGGTATTAAAATGGAGAAAGAAGATGTATTAAGTAAGCTCAGACAAATCATCAAGGATAGCGAAAATAAAACAAACAAAAAGTAAACCTATTTAATAGAATAGAAACAAACCCTAAGAAATGGAAGCATTAGACAAAATCAAAGAAATTTTAGGTATGGTAGAAGTGGTAAGCGAAAACGAACCTACTCCTGCTGAATTATCTGAAGCAAAAGAGCATTTAAAATTCGAGGAAGCAACTCTTGAAGATGGTACTATAATTAGTGCTGATTCATTTGATATTGGTAACGAGGTGTTTATCGTTGTAGAAGATGAACGTCAACCAATGCCTATTGGAGAGTATGTTTTTGCTGATGGTACTTTGCTAGTAGTAGAGGAAGAGGGAATTATTGCTCGTATCGGAATACCTGAAGAAGAGGTTGTTGAGGAAGTAGTTGAGGATTCAAAAACTGAGGAGCTTAGCGAAACTAACACCGAAACAAAAGATGCATTAGTGCAAGCGATTGGAGTGCTAGAAAATTTAGTACAGGAATTTGCAAGCATTAAAGAAGAGTTCAATACTTTGAAAACTGCAAAAGAAGAGGCAGTTGCTAAAGTTGAGGAGTTCGAAAAAGTGGGCGAGGAGATTACTCCAAGTCCAGAGGGAAAGACATCAGAAACTAAATCAATGGTTGAGTTTTCTAAGTTATCCCCACAAGAGAGAGTTCAATATTTAATTAATAAAAACCAAAATATTTAAGAAATGGCAGATTCGTATACTAAACTGTACGCAGGGAAAGCGGCAGCAGGGTTTATGAGTGCATCTCTACTAAGTGGAGAAACACTAGCAAAAGGTTACTTGACTGTGTTACCAAACGTAGCATTTAAAGTAAACCTAAACAATTTTAATTTAGCAGCAGCAGCAGTAGCAGATGCAACTTGTGACTTTACAAGTGCAGGAGATGTTACTTACGTTGAGAAAGCTCTTGCACCAAAGCGTTTACAAGTAAACAGAGCATTGTGTAAAAACGATTGGCTTTCAACTTGGGCAGGTGCAAACATGAGAGCAGGTTTAGATGGTACTTTACAATCTGACTTCGCAACTTACTTAATCTCTTATGCAGGTTCTTTAGTAGGGCAGCAAGTAGAAAAGTCAATTTGGCAAGGTGCAGCAGGTAACAGTGGAGAGTTTGACGGATTCCAAGCGTTACTTACTGCTGATGGTGGTGCAGATGTAGCAGCAGTTGGTGGTGGTATCACTGCGGCAAACGTAATTGCTGAGATTGGAAAAGTTCGAGATGGAATTGCAGACGCAGTTTACGGACAAGATGACTTATGTATCTTTATGGGTACGGCAGCATTCAAACATTACATCTCAGCTCAAGCAGCTTTAGGTTAC